GAAGGGTGGCCTGAACGCCAAGGGTCGTGCTTCCTACAACCGCGCCAACCCCGGCAAGCCGGGCCTCAAAGCCCCGCAGCCAGAAGGTGGGCCGCGTCGTGATAGTTTCTGTGCCAGAATGAAAGGGATGAAGGCCAGGCTAACCTCAGCTAAGACGGCCAATGATCCAAACAGCCGGATCAACAAATCCCTCCGGGCTTGGAACTGTTGATATGGCCGCTTCCACCCCCAAGAACCCCGCCCTCTGGTCTCGCGTGAAGGCTGAGGCCAAGTCAAAATTCGATGTGTACCCCAGCGCATATGCCAATGCGTGGGCTGCAAAGGAGTACAAGAAGCGCGGCGGCACGTGGGGAGGCCCGGATAACCGGGTCAAGAAACGTGGCTAAGGGCGGTCTTGGTAAGTGGTTTGGTGAGAAGTGGGTTGACGTGAAGACCGGTAAGCCCTGCGGTCGCAGCGGGGCTGAGAAAGGGTCTCGCGCTTACCCGGCTTGCCGCCCAAAAGCTGCTGCTACAAAGATGTCTTCCACAGATAAAGCCACTATGGCTACTCGTAAGACCGGGCCTGCCCGGCAATCCTGGCCGGTATCCCCATCAGGTAAGCGTAAGGAGTTTAGGAAATGAGCATCCGATACCTCAAAAGTCGCAAGGACGGATGGATTTTTGAATGGGACCCGATCCTGGCCAATAACCCGTCTGTGTATGAGGTAACTGAGGAGGAGGCTTACCCAGAGCGGTTTATCCCTACTGCGGCTATCGAAGCTGTGGCCGCAAAGCGTGGCCGTAAGAAGCGTGAGCCGCTCAACCTATTTACGGATGACATTCCAGATGAGCCGGGTTATACTAACGAAGCTCTCAATGCTGAGGCTTCAAGGGGTCTGCCGACGTGACACCTGCGGAAGTTATCGTGGAGGCGCGGAAGCTCCTTCAGGATACCCAATCTCCGTACCGCTACTCTGACACGGACCTGCTTGGGTACGTGAATCAGGTGATTAAGCGCGTCGTTGTGTTCCGGCCAGACCTGTTCACCAACATTACCAGCATTCCGCTTACGGCCAACACCGTTATTCAGGACCTGCCGAGTGATGCTCACAGGTTGGTTGAGATTTACTACATCGACAACTTCAACGCTGTCAGCGAGGTTGAGCGGGAAATCCTTGAGCGGGCTTACCCCCTATGGGTTTCGGACGCATCCGGTATTCCGTTCAACTTCATCCGGCATCCGCGTAATGCCACCAAGTTTTTCCTGTATCCGCGTCCTGTTGCCAATCTGACGGCGACTGCTGAGTACGTGGTTGAGCCCAACAGCTACACAATCAACCAGACCATCCCATACCTCAAGGAAACCTACCTTGGCGCTGTGATTGACGGCGTTGTGTGGTTGGCCTCGTCCATTGATGATGAGCATGTGAATTCTAACCGGGCCAAGCTGTTCTATGATTCGTTTGTGCAGGCACTTGGTGTTGATCTGCAGCAGCGGGCTTTGATTGATAATGAAAACGCCCCGGCACCACCCATGGCAGCAGGTAGGCCACAATGACGAGCAGAGCCTTCTCTACCCTGTCAGCAAAGGTCAGCGCCAGCGTTCCAGGGTGCCCTTACCCTCTGCTGGTGCAGTACATTCGTGACGCGGCTATACGGGTTTGCGAGCGGGCCTTGGTCTGGCGCTATGAGCAGCCTGCGTTCAACCTAACCCCCGGTGTTTATCAGTATAGCTTTAACAAGCCGGACGATACGCTTGTCCACTCCGTGCTATCAGCCACGCTTAATGATAGCGCCTTAGAAGTGCTGACGCTTGATGCGGCTACCAAGCTCTATCCCAAGTGGCCGATCCTATCCACTACATCCACGGCCATAGCCGAGAACGGCACCGAACCCCGTTCCTTGGCTCAGGTGGATGTTCATCGGTATGTAGTGCTTCCGGCCCCGGATGCGAGCAAGACCTACTCAGTGCGCATGATATACGCGCTGAAGCCCAGTCGGTCAGCCCTTGAGATGGATGAGGCTGTGTTTGATGAGTATGAATTACCCATCCTGCACTATGCTCTGCAGACCCTGCTTGCCCTGCCCCAAGTTCAGTGGGCGGATAAGGCTTTGGCTACCTACCATGCCAAGCAGTTCCTATTCACCCTGACCGAAGCTCGCGCCCAGTCTAACCTAGGCGTGTTCCGGGGAACGCTCGCCATGCGATTCCCGCCCTTCGCGTAGGAGGCGCCAATGGACCCGCGTGTAACCGATACCCGGATTAGGCTGGTGCGTAATGACACCGGCCCTCAGATTCAACTGACCCTGACCAATGAGGCTACGGGTGCCGCCATTGATTTGAGTGGTGCTACTGCTACCATGCACTTCAAGTCAGTGACCACCGGCACCGTGGTGTTTAGCCGAGCCCTGTCTATCCCGGCCCTGACGGCTACACAGGGCATCGCTATTGTGGTCTGGGGTGCTACCGATCTCAACCAGACTGCGGGCGACTATGATGGGGAGGTTGAAGTTGTATTCTCCACAGGTATGCGGCAGACGGTCTATGATGTCTTGAAGTTTCGGTTACGCGAACAGTTTGCATGAGGATTGACCCTACCCGGATACGGATACGGGCAGTTGTACAGGCTGCTACTGCCAAGGCCACGGTCTCCGCTGTGGCCTTTCGTGCATCTGTGCTTGTGCCATACATTCGGATTCGGACACTTCTAGGGCAGTTCTTAAAGTTCTTTCAGCTCACTGATACGGTCGGGGTGTCTGAAGGTCAGACCTACTTTGCCGAAGACTACGTTGAGCCAGGGTATGTAGGTGCCGGGTTCTTCATCAACTTCGCCAAAGTTATCACAGATACGGTTGGTGTAGCTGAGCTGTTCGGCTTTTTTCGAGACAGAGCTGTCCCAGATTCAGCTACGACGGCTGATTCTGCTGCGCTTACCTTCAGCACTTCTAAAGCCGATTCTGCTACCGCGACTGACGCCTTGACCGACCTTGTGTTTACTAAGGCCCCGGTTGATGCGGCCAGTGCTGCTGACGCCATTACGGCCTTCTCAGCCTCAAAGGTACTGACAGACACCGCCACAAGTGTTGATAGCCCGGCGTTCTCTGCGTCCAAGGCTCTGGTCGATACTTCCTCAGCGGCTGATGCCTTTGTTGCTAGTGTTCTCAAGCCGTTGTCCGACGCAGCATCAGCCGCCGATGCTCCGACCAATAACTTTACCAAGATTGTCAGTGACTTAGCCACATTGGCAGACGCTGCAGCCTTGTCTGCGTCAAAAGTTCTGTCTGATACCCCTACCTTAGCGGATGTTGTTGCAATATCAGCGGGTAAGAGTATTATAGATATCGCCACCGCTTCTGATAGCGGTAGCCTGCGTATGCAGGACTACTGTGATTTCACCTATTTTGCGGAGGACTACGTAGGCGAGTCCCGCACGTTTACCTAGGGAGTGTATCATGAATACTATTGAGCAACTCAAGGCGGCGGGTAAACTCTCCATCGTCCTTAAAGATGAGAAAGGTGCAGTCAAGGAAACACGCGAGATCAAGAATCTTGTCGTGAACACCGGCCTTGCTCATATCACCTCTCGTTTGTTAGGCACATCATCTAACGTGATGTCTCACATGGCTCTCGGCTCGGGCACAACCGCTGCTGCTGCTGGTAACACAGCACTCGAGTCGCAGCTCGGTTCGCGTGATGCGCTGACCTCATCCACGCAGAGCGGCACCAACAACGAGAGTATTGTATATGTGGCTACCTTTTCCGCCGGTGAAGCCACCGGGGCGGTCACTGAAGCCGGTATCTTTAACGCCTCGACTTCCGGTACCATGCTTTGCCGTACGGTGTTCTCCGTGGTCAACAAGGCCGCAGGTGACACCCTTCAGGTTACATGGACGGTAACCTTCTCAGCGTAAAGAGGCACCGATGACAACCATCGTAACTCGCGCGGGTAAGGGTTCGCCACTAACGAACAATGAAGTTGATTCCAACTTCACGAACCTGAACACCGATAAGCTAGAACTCAGCGGCGGTAATCTTACCGGTGCCGTGACTGTCGTTGCTAGCACAGCGGGTGCGCTTGTTAGGATTACGCAGACCGGTGCGGGCGACGCCCTGTTGGTTGAGGATTCAGCCAACCCAGACAGCTCACCCTTCGTGGTTGACGCTACTGGTAACGTGGGTATCGGCACTACTGCGCCTGCTAATAAGTTATCGGTGGCTGCTGCATCCGGTGCGGTTAACGCCACGATCACCAATGGCACCGGTACTCAGGCTGTTGGTGTGACATCGGGTAATGCTGGGTTGCTTGGGATGACCAGCAACCACGATCTTGGTATCTACACCAACAATACCGTACGTATGACCATTCAGGCCGGTGGTAATATCGGCGTTGGTACCGCGTCTCCCGCAGTCAAGTTCGCCATCTCATCCACTGATGCGGTGCTGGTGCCTGTTGGGACTACCGGGGAGCGGCCTACGGGTGCCACTGGTTATCTGCGGTTTAATAGCACTACGACGAGTTTTGAGGGCTACAACGGCACGATCTGGGGTTCTATTGGTGGTGGTGCTACCGGTGGCGGCACTGATCAGATACTTTACCTAAACGGTCAGACGGTAACCACGAGTTATTCCATCCCTAGCGGTCAGAACGCCGGGACTTTTGGCCCGATTACGGTAAACAGTGGCGCGACCGTAACCATCCCCTCTGGTTCCACGTGGACAATAACTTAATGGATGGCCCAACATGCCTGTAAAACTTTCCTCCACAGGTGGCGGCAGCGTCACCCTGACCACGCCCAGCACGGCGAGTGATTTCACAGTCACGTTTCCGGCGAATACGGGGAATGTGGTGACTACTGGTAGTTCTGCTGTTGTGACACAGGCGATGCTTGGCACAAATGTGGCGGGTAATGGACCTGCGTTTAGTGCCTATCTATCGGCAGACCAGACGATTACTTCATCCACCTTTACTAAGGTGCAGTTAAATGCTGAACTTTTTGATACAAATAGCAATTTTGACACG